GACAGCATCCAACGTCAAAATGGTTTGGTTTGCATAACCAACCAGATAAATGATTTGAGTAAAGTCTGAATTATCAACACCAGTCCTTTCACGGGGTGGATTGGTGAAACGAATCTCATCTCCCTCAAGGTAGTAGTCAACCCCAGGGATATTGAAGTAATTGTAAGTGATTACAAGGAGATGCTCAGCACTTGGGGGTGAAGTGGGAGTGCCAAGGAAACTCAGGGGGAAAGATGTCCTTACACCATCGAACAGTGTAAAAGGATTTTCCAGTTGTTGTTTCTTCTTATCAAACTGAGCGATAGATACGCCAGGAGTGATAATAGCATCAGGACCACGAGTCACAGACTCGTAATACATGACTTCATTATCGATCATGATGGATCCATTCTGATCCAAGAAACCATCAATCGATTCTACTTCCAGTTTGTCTTCAGAAAGACCTACATTAGAAAGCAGTTGTGTGCTGCTAGAAAGCTGCTCTGTATTATACTCGTCTAAGTCGAGATAATTGAGAAGGTTATTGAGGATATCATACGGTCTGCCTGTTTTCTCCTGAGACTTGTAATACTCGAAGAGAAAGTTGACAAACTGCTGATCTTCTTCCCTGATAAACTCAGGTAGTTGACCTTCGACGCGATCAGATACGTTAATGTTTTTGTTTTGCATCTATCTCAGAAACAACCGTCTGGCACTGGATACTCAAAGGAATCCATTGGGTAATCAATGATATTTATACCCCCTGTAGGACCGAAGTTGTATCCCGAGAAGTTGTTGGGATCGAAGGAGGGGACAGGGATTGTGTTAATCGTAAAGTCGATTGGATTAACCGCAGGATTAAAGATTGTGGGGTCAACGCCAGGTGGAATGTCAATAGATCCACTGTAGGGCACGACCTGAATTGGAAGTCTTTCGATATTGTCGGGAGTATCCGAAATTGCCAGAGGTCCAACGCAAACTTTGCCAGATCCGTAGTCAACCGTGCCAACGGTTGGGTTGAGAATCAATTCTGTCTCATCACGCTTAGTAACCAACATCAAGTTGCCCTTACCATCGTCTCTGATGTTGACAGGGACCAGGACTTCAGTTGCAACGTTGGAATTAAACGCAGGGGTGATGATCTGAGCGCCAGTTGATTCGTCAAGTGCAAGGTTTACCAAATCTTCGGTATAACCAGTTGCATAGAATGTGCCAGACTTGACCACAGAGAATGAAGGGTCACATTTTGTGCCACCGATGTTACCATCGGGGTCTGTGCCGTCTCCATTCTTAGGTTCATCGCCAGCATAAGCTGAAGGATCGTAAATTCTGTTACCAAAGTCCAAACATTGGGTAAATACGTTACCCCAAGTGAATTGATCCAGATTTTGACCCAAAGTAATCTGAGTTACGCTACCAGCAATGGATGTATCGCTGTTATCGATCACAGCACCAAACTTAGATCCATCAATACGGTTATTGAAGCGGTTTGTTTGACCTGCTTTGTTAAATTGGTCAATTGACTGCAACACTTTGGTGCCAAGTTGCGATCCAGTATTGGAAGTTGCGTTTCCGTCGTAGTAAACGTAAGATTTTGGAATAATGTAGTAAGAAGTGGGATCAACGATGACAGGCTCGATTGATGCAACCGCAAACTTCTTCAGATCATTCTTGATTTTCGCTTTTGTGCTCGCATTGAGCTTTGTGCCTGTCTTAGGACGGATAGCGATAAAGACTTTACCGTAAATTGGTGGAGAAAGTCTCTCTCCGCCATATGCAGTCACCGATGCTGCTTGAGGATACACTTCAGAAACGATATGCTCATAATCATTCTCGGTCACAGCACGGTTTTGCGTTGCATACGCTCTAGGTGCTCTGAATTTAACACTCAGACCCGATTCGCGCTCTTCACCTTGCTGTGCTGACTCTTTGACAGTCAGTTTCATACCTGAAGTAGGCAATACGCGCCCATCAGAGTCAACAACGTTACCAATAAAGCTAAATGACTTCGATCCGTTTGCTGCTACACCGTCAGTTTGCACATATTCCAGTCTGATGAATTCACCATCGATCAATTTGCGTCCCAAAACGCCATCACCGAAGATCAAACGGTATCTGAGGTCATCTGTTTCCTCCAAATAGTAGATTCTGGAGGTTTCTGTCAATGCAGTCGCGTTATTTACGAGACTGTAGGTGTCAGTTTCCGAAGATTGTGCGTTTGGAGAGATATCGACGTTGAGAAGATCTGTATCTACGTTTTCTGCGGGGATCAGAAACTCCTGTTGCTTCGTATAATCAACTGTATAGTTGTATGTGAGCAGATTTCCTTGATAAATGACGACATTATCAAACATCGCGATCCCAGTTGAAGAATTTACGGGGACTGTGATGTCTCTTGTGAGTGTAAATGTGAAAGAATCGAGTGCATTCTCCGCAACAAACACATCTCCCTTCTTCAAAGTCGCAAATTCGGGAAATGTAGTGCCATTTAGAGCGATCTCTGTCTGTGCTTCGATCTTAATACACGCTTTAGGCGCTTTAATTGACCTAGGAGTGTAATTTAACTGCTTTGCAATGCGGACAATGTTGTCTCTAACGGTTGCAGTCTCAAGAAATGACTCATTCAGCGCCATATTAGCGTTGAATGCTGTATAATATGTGTTATAAGCGAGGATATCGATCAAGTACGATGCGCTACTTCCCTCAAAATCGTAATCTGAAAACTCTTTACGAGTCCTGAGGTAAGATCTGATGGATTCTTTGATCTCAAAGAAGTCCAGAGACGTAAGTTGTGAGGGAATTGCGGACATTTTATGCCTTCTCTAAGAGAAACTCGATAGTTTGGACAACAGTTTCACCAACAATGGTATAATCAAGCTCAACTGCAATAGCATTTATATCCGAATCATCAGTAAGAGTCACTTTTGTGACTTGAATTCTAGGTTCTAGACGACTCAAGCAGTTTCTAATCTCACCTTTGATCTCATCTGCACTAAAAACATCCCAAGGCTCAAACAAAAGACCCTTAATCCTTGATCCAACAGAGGGTTGGAAGGGTCTTTCACCGAGATCAGTCAATAAAAGGTTTCTTACTGCCTGCTTAATCGCATTTTCATTCTTAACTATGCCAAAATCGCCAGTAGATGGATTAGACTTGAATGAAACAGACAAGTCTTTGTATCCTCTACTGACGTATTTCTCGGATCTGAATCTGTAAGATGCCATTACATCCTTTCTACATAGTCGTCAAACCCATTTTTACCACCACACCATTTTGAATTCCGATCTTTGGGTGGATCGGATTGGCGCTTACGCGCCATGTTGAGATATTTATCACTTCTAGGATCAGTTATTAGCGTCATCCCAGACTTCAGGAAATCTTGCCCCTGGTCAGGTACTGGGTTGTTAGCCATTGTTAGTCTCCTGCATAGTGCATAAGGTTATTTATTGCCATTCCCAGTGGTTGTTTGGGCGCTCCCACCAGTAATGTAAGTCTTCTTTACTGTCGTCATAATACATTCCAACAAAATCAGAGGCATATTTACTTCCGATATTCTCAGCAAGTGCGACAGTATGGTAATTCTTGTCTGAAAACTCTTCCATTGTCTTAGTAATCCAGGTGTAAGTGCCCCCTCGGATCACTCCTGCTTCGATAAGCACAAAGTTGTCCCATTCTAAGACCCATTCTGCATAGTTGAGACTGAAATCTATCTGATATTTTTTAGGACTTTCGTCTGGAAAGTTGACATTTACTGCTTCAATATGAAAAATCTCCCCATCAATAGACAAACCATGACTCAAATGTTGAGCAACGATGCTTGAATAGTCAGGAGAAACACAAAGAAAACAAGTTTTAGACGGATGAATGTCCAATTTTGCCATCCTAAGCTTGTAAATCAGCTCTTGGATGAGTGCCATTTCCTTATCCTGACTGATGAAGAGGAGATCTCTCATAATTTATTGCTCCTGATATTTAAGGAATTCTCTAAATGTCATTTTCATCTCCCTTTCTGTCATGCCACAGTGCTTTGCTGCATGTGGGAGATTCATTGTTGCATGGTAAAGTCCTTCGTTTGACTCTTTTACCAGTTGTGGTGTGGTCTTCACCTTATCGTCCTTGACCACGGTATCTCTTTTTCGCCTTGTTTCGTGATGTCGCGGCATACTTTGTGTTTTTAGATGATCCTTGTCGAGTTGCTTTGGGTTTACCAGGCATGAAATTGGTGCCTGAGATACCGACTTTGCTTCGAGTTGCCATTTTTCTCCGTTGTGGACCTACTAATTATAGCAGATTTGCTTCATGAGGCAAGCACAGTGGGGTGTCCAAAGGCAACAACCGACGAACAGGGG